TGCTTTGTTCATCTCCATTAGCTTGACCCAGTGCGGCTCGAATGTTGGTTGAAAATAATTCTTCATGTAATCTACATAGCTCTCATACCCTGGGAATTTCTTAGCAAATTCTTTTGGCTTCATACTCCATTGCTCCTTGGCTAAATCAAAAGGCATGTGAGCCATATCTTTCATGGTCTCTTTGTTTAATTCAATTCTTGTATATTCTCTGTAAACATAATCACCCTCTGTTACAACAAATGTTTTCTCTACATACTCATCGAATGGCATGCCATCAACAACACCATCAACAGAACCCTCAATATATTTAGCGCTGATACAGTCATCATAAACAGTAGGATTCTTTAATAGTTTTCCATCCTTCCATTTTCTAACTAAGAAAGCATGTCCTCCGAAGTGATTAGCACCCTTGAATATATCTCGCAGTGCATGGACTACGATATAGTCATCGTTCTTTTTTGTATTGATTGCATTCCATGCTGCGGGGTAACAATTACCTGCACCCATTACTCAACCTCAAATATTTTATTACAACAATCCATACACAATTCTTTGTGTATGTCGTTAGTAAATTGGAACAGTGTATCGCAATTAACACAAGTAAAATTGTCACCCATTATATAACACCATCTGCATATTTTATCTCATCTTTTAGAAAATCAATTTCCTCATTAAAAATTTCTTTAAGTTTTTCTAACTCGTCGATTTCTATTCCTGCCTCTAGAAAATTTTCTACAAGCTCTTTAATCATTTTCGTTTTTTCGTTTATCATCATTATTAAACGCTTCCCTTCATTGGATTTGTTGGAATGAAATTTTCGAAACAGTATTCATATATCTCTTTGCCGCTTATATAATCTTTAACTGTTTTGTGTAGCGCTTGATAAACTGTTTGCCCTTCCTCTAAGTAAATCTCGAAAGCTGCCTTACCTTCTACAATCTCACCGCTTGATAGTCTGACTGTATCGAATCGACCTTCAAAGTCCTTTTGTATTTCTTGGATTGTTTTCATTTCTCTCCCTTTCATTGTTTAGACCTTCCCAACTTTGAGAAGGTTACATATTTTTTTGGATTTTATTCTTCTATATCCTTGAACTGTTTGCATCTCGAGGATTCCTGTTATGTGCAGTATCCTGCAGATTGCAACTGATATCTTCATGGTCTCATAAGCATTGATTACTTCTTGAAGATACATAGACCTATTGCTTTTAATATTCCTAATGAATACATTCAGCAAGCAGTTAAGAAGTTCAACTTCAACATAGATTACCTTAATAGTCAATCCAGCTTCTTTTGCTTTCTCTATCCTCTTCAAGACTTTTATTGGTGACTTACCGCGATTATCAAAGATGACATTATCACAACTGAAATTATCTTTGAATGCTTCAGTGTTATTAAAATAAGCCTCAAGCATTTTAGCTGCAATGTCGCTTGCTGCTGGGTGCAGCTCTGCATTCTTATCTTTTGATAGTGGTTGGTCCTTGTTTAGTTTTGCCTTGATTTCGTCGGGGTCAATCACGAAGGCGTTAGTCCTTGCTGCTTCTTTCTTAACATGCCTAGACTTACCGCTCCCGCTTGCTCCTAACATAAACGTGATAGTGTTTGTATTTTTTTGTTTCATACTGCTTGGACTCTATGAAGGAAGAATAGGTTACATTTTTGTAACAAGTTTTTTGTCTGCTATCAGCTATCAATCCTTCACACTCACACCCACCCCATGTCTATTTTAAAAAATTACTGGGGTAGTTTTGAACACACTATTTCATAACCCGTGAAACAAGGCTTTTAAGTCTAAACCCTAGGAAACATAGGGGCACTAATGCAACATAATATAGATTATAGGACAAGCAATGGCAATGCCAATTTGAGGGGGTGGTATTCGTATTCGTAACACTAGATTTATTTAATGCCAATTAGTTACGATACAAAAGACTACTATATATAGTGGTACTACATGTTGTGTATGTCTATTGTTTTTGTAGATAAAGTACACACACTAGGTGAACTATCACAATAAACAAAATTGTCGTTAACTTTCTTTAATGTACGTTTGCATTGTTTGCATTTAATCATGCTCTTTATTTTACTTTGGGGTATTTAGGATGTAGCGGGCTATTGTTTTTATATAATCTTTTATAAGCTAGGATGTTTCCTCAGACCTTGGGTATCTCACTTGTCTTTCTAGTTGGTCTTACTGGCTGTAAGGTGAGACTTTCGTACTCCCGATGTCCACTTTACCTGTATCTAATTACTTAGTCCTTGCTGTTTGTGTGTGTTATAACTTTATCATAAAGGAAAATTAATTACAATTTATACGAAATATAAAAATTTTTTCTCTCACTAACTCAACAAGAGTACTATCTTGTTTATACCTGGAAAATCCAGGTGTAGCTATGAGGATAGCTTCAATTTATGATAAGAAAGAAAGGCAGTTCATCTTAAAAATATTCAACAAGTATGTGGTGTACAAGTTAAATTAAATTGATGGAATGCTTTTGTGGATTGTTATATTTTTCATTACAGTAAATGGACAGACTGTACGTGTACAGAGCCCTGCAGCAATGTGGGGTTTTGTTTATTCTAAGGGTTTTTGTTTAGTTGTGTCTGGAGTTCTACCTTTTATTCTTGGGTAGATTTTTGGTTTATGTTTATGACAGTATTTATATTTATTGTATTGCGATAGTATAGTAGTACAAGCAGAATGTACACAGCTTCGATTTTTTTGAAACTGGATATTCTTTTTTGAATTAGGGTACTTGGTACCATGTATATTATCTGCCATAATATAAGTATAGGAGAAGAATTTATGCCTGGTAAGGGTTACAAACCAAAAAAAGCTAATAAAAAAAATAAAGTTAGAAAAAATAATGCCTAACCTTAAAACAGTTTCGTGTCCGCATTGTGGAGACAAATTTAAACAAGAACATGGGAGACAAAAGTATTGCAAGCTGCAATGTACTAAAGCTGCTAATGCTAGGGCAAGAAGTAAGAAGAAAAAAGAAAATATTAAACTAGTAACAACTCCAAACAATAGAGCTAGTCGTGGAGAAAACTACATGTCTTTTGTAAAAAATTATGCAGAAGAAGTACTCGAAGGAATTATTACACAAAAGTTTGTAGCAGAAGATATGAGCATTGACCAGAGTGTTGTTACCAGGATGCTACTTGCATACAAAGAAGACAAAGCAATACATAAAGCTAGAGAAAACTGGGATGTACCAGAAGAAGCAATAAAATCTCTAGAATCGTTTGAAGAGTTTAGAAATAGATACTTCTTAACAGAGACTGGACAACCTTACGAAACTGCTAAGTTCCATAAGAACTGGATTAAAAATATTTTAAAAGCTATTGATAAAGGTGAACAACTTATGATTCTCTCACCTCCTCGACATGGCAAGACTGATTTACTTACACACTTTGCTGTATGGCAGATATGTAAATTACCTAACATTAGAATTATGTGGGTAGGTGGTAACGAAGATATATCTAAGAATGCTGTAGGTTCTGTATTGGACCACCTAGAAAATAACGAGCAGCTGATACAAGATTTTTGTGGACCAGGAGAAACTTTTAAACCTAAAAGTAGAACTGGTAAGACCTGGAGTTCTGGACAATTTACAGTCAAGAGTAGAACAGTTACTGGTATTAAGTCACCAACAATGGTAGCTGTAGGTAAAGGCGGTAAAATTCTTTCACGTGACTGTGACTTGATTATTGCAGATGACATTGAAGACCACTCAACAACAATACAACCTAGTTCAAGAGAACAAACTAAACGATGGTGGACCACAACTTTATCATCACGTAAAGAAGAACATACTTCTATTGTTGTAATTGGTTCTAGGCAACACCCAGATGATTTGTATAATTCGTTAATTGATAACGATGAATGGAAAAAGATAATTGAATCTGCGCACAGTTTAGATATTCCTATAGATTCTGGACCAGATAAAGACCACAAGAAACACATGCTTTGGGCTAGCAAAAGAAGTTACAAATGGCTTATGTCACAAAGAAGGAATGCACAAACGACTGGTGGGTTAGCTATATTTGAAATGGTATATCTTAACCGACCATTCTCCGAAGGGCTGCAGATGTTTAAAGTAGATTCTCTTGATGCTTCAAGAGATGAGTCAAGAAGTATTGGAAACATACCTTCTGGATGTAGATTGATAGCGGGACTTGACCCAGCTGCAACTGGATACCAGGCAGCATTTTTATGGGCGTTTAATGTCGAAGAGGGCAAACTGTACATGGTAGATATAGAAAATACTAAAGGTGGCGGCATACCCCAGGCATTTAAAACAATTAAAGAATGGTACACAAAGTATCACTGTTCACATTGGATTATTGAAGAGAATGGTTTTCAGCGTGCGATACGACAAGATAGAGAATTAAAAGAGTGGACTTCTTCTAAAGGTGTTCACTTAGAAGGACACCAAACACAAAAGAATAAATTTGACCCTTACTTTGGTGTTGGTTCTATGAGTGAACTATTTGATAAGGGTAAAGTTAATTTACCTTATGGTAGTGCAGATTCACAAAATAAGAGTAATATATATCGTAGACAGCTTTTGTATTTTTCAAATGCTGCTAGCAAGGCAAGTAGTAGAGGATATAAATCGGATATAGTTATGGCAAGTTGGTTTCCAATAAAAATTGTAAGAAGATTACAAAAAGAATTTGTTGCTGAACTAGCTCATGAATATACTCCTAGTTATGCAAATGTTGATATAAGCGATATAAATACAGCACCATGGTAAAACAATGAATGAACAAACATTAAATGACAAAATAACGCAGCTGCACTTTAACAACCAAGAAGGTTATGCAATGCGTAGTCGTATTCGTTCAATCATGAATGGCGGACCTAATGGAATACTTGCTTTATTAGGTGACCAGCTAAAAGGTTTTGAAGATTGGCAAGTACCAATGCCTAACTTAATGTCATCTGGTTTAGAACACCTTGCACAAAAAATAGGTAGAATACCTAACTTAAAAGTAGATATTCCTAATAACAAAGATTCAGAACGTGCAAGAAACAAAGCTGAAAAAATAAGTAGAATCTTAACAGCTTACGATGATGTACAAAGATTAGATTTACAAATGCCACAAGTAGGTAGATGGCTACCTGGTTATGGATTTGCTGTATGGGTAATTAAAGAAAAAAAGGATGCTAATGGTACCCCTTATCCAATAGCTGAATTAAGAGACCCATACAATTGTTTCCCTGGTTATTTTGGTGCAGACCAACAACCAAAAGATATGTCTATTGTTAGAAGAGTACCTAAATCATCTTTAGCTGATGTTTATCCAGAATACAAAAATGCAATTATGAAAGACAAACCAAGAGCAGTAAATGTTGGAGCAGGTTATGGTTCACCATTAGCAGATGCTTATGGTGGTTCTTGGGCAAACTCTAATGGAAGTGGAGACTTAGTTGCTGAATATTATAATGAAGAGGGTACCTATGTGTATCATTTATCTTCAGCAACAATCTTAGACTTTATTCCTAATCCACTATCAAGTGGTCCTGCTTTCGTTGTAGCAAAGAAATTTTCTTTTGACCAGCTGCAAGGACAGTACGACCAAATTATAGGATTAATGGCATCTATGGCAAAGATTAATGTTATGAGCATTATTGCTATGGAAGATGCAGTCTTTACAGAAACAAACATAACTGGAGAATTAGAATCTGGACAATACAAAAAAGGTAGATTTGCAGTTAACTATTTCTCTCCAGGAAGTCAAATTTCTAAACCATCATCTAATATGCCTTATCAATTATTTCAACAAGTAGACAGAATAGAACGACAACTTCGTGTTGGTGCTTCTTATCCTGCTACCGATGATTCACAATCTCCAGTTAGCTTTGCTACTGGTAGAGGACTCGAAGAGTTAGGTGCATCAATGTCTCTAATGATTAGAGAGTATCACACCATTATGGCTGATGCTATAGAACAGACTGATGCTAAAAGACTTGAATGGGATGAAGTTATGTATGGTGGTATTACTAAAGAACTTTCTGGATATAAAGATAATAAATTCTTTTCAGAAACGTATGAACCAACAAGAGACATAAAAAAATCTTATAAAACAAGAAGAGTGTATGGAGCTATGGCTGGTTACGATGAGCCACAGAAAATAGTTACAGGGCTGCAACTACTTAGTTCTGGAGTTATTGATACACAGACCTTACAAGAAAACCTAGATGGTTTAGATAATGTTGTAAGAGTTAATGAACGAATAACTAAAGAAAAAGCAGACAAAGTATTGTTTGATACTTTAATGACACAAGCTAACCAAGGAAGCGAAAAAGCTTTAATGGCTGTTATACAAATAAGAAAAAAACCAGAAGATATGCAAAACATATTAGATAAATTTTTTACAGCTGATGAACCAGAAATTCCAGAAGCTGAAGCAGCAATGATTGAGGGTATGGGTCCAGCCACCACTGGTCCCGCACCTTCTATACAAGAGGCATTAGGAATGATGGGCAATGCTTAATTTATTTGAAGAGATTGTTTGCGTTCATTTAGCTGAATTAGATGAAGATGGTGATGATATAATCATAGAAGATTATATTAAAAGACAACACGTGTTGCGTAATATTGTACAACAGTATCTTCCTACACAGTTTATTGTACTAACAGAACCAATTTTTTTAGAAGAGTATGAGGAGGATGAAGATGGCGACAAGGATTACTAAAAGAAATATAGCAATACCTCCAGCATCACAAAATGTAATTGACCAATCCAAAATGACTTATGGAGAAAAAGGTCCATTAAAAGAATTAAACAATGATGTAAAGAATTTAAACTTAGGTCAAGAAACACCTGCAGCTGCGCCAACGCCAGGACAAAACTTAAGTGGAGCGTTACAAAATAGTGTATTTGCTTCGACTGACCAACCACTACGACCAGTAGAAGATGGACTAAACTTTGGTCCAGGAGTAGGTTCACAAGGACCAACAGAATCTACAGAGGAATTAATACAGAAATTTTTTGACCTAACAGGTGACCCTTTATTAGCTAATTTATTAAAAGGGTAACATGGCATACAGTACCTTTGATGCAGCTTCTTTTGCAGATGATTCTGCTACAGAAAGAGCAATACAGAAATCTTTAGCACCGACACAAGCAACACAAGCTATGGCTAACCAAGCTTCTTCTATTATTAAAAGATATCCAACAATAAGTAAGGGTTCTTTAGTAGGTGCAGTCAAGTTAGGTATTAGTGATAATGACCCTAGATTAGGACAAATAGTTTTAAAAGAATCTTTAAACAAAGAAGAAAATGGTTTTTCTAAATTACGTGAAGCTATCAGTGTTAAAGAAAGAGCAAAAGGTGCATCACGTGGTTTATTTTTAGGATTCCAAAACTTATGGGAAGCTGGAGCTGCTAGAGGAGTTAGATACTTAGAAGGCAGACAACAAGGTTTGACACACGATGAAGCTAAAGGTAAATCTAAATCTTCATTACTAGATATGAAAGCACAAGCTGAAGCAGCAGGTAAAGAAGTTGACTTAGGTACAGGATGGTTCTTAGGTAGTACTGACCCAACACAAACAGATGAATACAAAAACATGTTAGCAGCTGGTGTTGACCCATTAGTAGCTAGAGAGTTTGTACTAGACAATGTTTTAGGTGTACAGATTTATGAACAACAAAAAAAAAGAGCAGAAGAAGCAATACAGTTTACTGGAGAGAGAGCAGAGAGATTTGAAGAAGCTGGACTTGACCCTACAGTAACTATTGGTCGTTATTTATTTAAACCAATAGATGAGATTATAGAGCCAGGAACAACTGCATATAACAATATAACTGGTGTTATAGATATACTTGCACAAATCTTTTTAGACCCAGTAGGTCTTGCAACATTAGGAGTAGGAAAACTTAGAGCTGGTGCTAAAACATTTACTGAATTAGAAAATTTAACTAATGCAGGTAAGTTATTTGAAAACACTGGATTACTCCAAGGAACACGTAAAACTATTTTCGGACCAACATCACAAGAATTTCTAAAAGGAAAAGGTGGTGTAAAATTTAAACAGTTTTTATGGGAAAACAATACATCAGACATAATTGCAACATCAAAAAATAATATTGATGACTATGATTTTTATGTTGCTTTAGATAAATTTAAAGCAAAAAATAAAGGTAAATCATTTGATGAGATAGATGATGCGCTTACTACTGAATTAGTTAATGAGAAATTATTAGTAAAGGCAACATTAAACAACGTTCCTACAGTTAAAAGAAAAGGTAATTTTTTAACAAAAAGAATGGAAAGAACTTATGGAACAAGACTTGTTACAGAAAATAAAGATGATAGTTTAGTTTCACTAAATAGATTTATACGTTTAGCTACATCAAGTATGGATAAAGATAAAGCTGCTACAACTGCAGATAAGTTTATGAAAGATTCTATGAAAGCACTTAGTGCTGCAGATGCACCTTCACAAACAGCAATAGTTGTTACTAACTTTATAGAGAGAAATTTTAAACCAGCTGTTATACGTGGACTAGCAGGAGTAGATAAAGATACTTCTGTTAAAGCAGCTACATCAAAGTTAACTGTATGGCAAGCTAAATTAGTTGATGAAGGACTAAGTGTCCAGGCAAGGTTTATTGGAACTGCTAAGAAAAACAAAGATACTGTAAGAAGTTATACAATAGATTCATCTGGTGGAGATTTACCAATAACTAATGCGTTAAGACAATTACAAGGAGGTAAGTTAGATGGTGTTAAAGAGTTACTAGACCCAGTAGTTGCATCACAGTTAGCAGATGAGATATTCTTACCAGACCCTAAAGCTTTAATACGTTCTGCTAAAGCATTAGATGAGACACTAGGAAAAGTAGGAACTAAATTACTAGCTTCTGGGAATGTAGAATCAACAAGAAGGTTTATGGATTGGTATTATGGTGCCTTATTCAAACCATTAGTTCTATTACGACCAGCATGGACAATAAGAGTTATAGCAGAAGAGCAATTAAGAATGTTATCTTCTGGTGTTACTAATATTATTACACATCCAGCACAAATGATTGCTAGAGGTTTTGGTAAAGAAGCAGAATCGAGCAAGATGTTATTAGGTTCTTTTGAAGATAACGCACAATTTATTGATGTAACTTTAAATGGTGCAGGTATAACTTCTGCTTCCAGGAGAACAGGTGGAACAGGTAGATTCACTACAGTATCAAGACAAGAGAATAGAAGAGCTTGGGGAGAAGCATCATTTAGAAACTTTATGCAACATAAATTTGACCCATTGTCTAGGAGACTTGCTGCAATACAATTAGAACCAAATACTGCTGTTAGAAAAGCGCAGCTAAATAAATTAATTAAAGAAACACAGACACAAGGTAACCCATTAAATAAACATATTAGAAAAGTTACAGGTGCAGAAGGACATGCTTTTAAAGGAGCTGGCTTTAATGGTGCGCCAGGTATGGCTAAAGCTGAAGAGTTCATTCACTATGCTAATGCTTCAGTAGCACAAGTTACTGGTGGAATTGTAGAGACAAGCACTAAAGGTAAAACAGCAAGACTTTCTAGAAACTGGATAGATGAGAATGGTAAAGAAGATTTACTTAAAGCTTTGTCAGATGAAGCTATGAATGCTGCAGAGTTAGTAGGATTAGAAAATATAGACATGCCTAAATACTGGGCTGGTCAACTTAGTGATGTTGAATACACCTCTATAACTACACAGTTAAGAAAAAACCAAGAGAAGATGAAGAAAGACTTTGTTAAGAAGTTTGAAAAAGTATTACCAGAACAAGCACGTGGAGAGTTAAAGAATGCAATGACATCACAAACTAGAAGGTTAGATGACTTTGTAGATGAATCTTTTAATTTCTTTATGACTATTCCTACTAAGACAATGTCAAGAGCGCCAACCTTTAAGTTTCATTACTGGGACAAAGTAGGAGACTTTGCACAACATGCTAATGGAGCAACACTTAAGAAGTTAGTACAACAAGCTAAAGAAGCTGGACTAGCTACAGGAAGTAAGAATGAAAAAGCTGTACTTAAAAAATTAGAAAGTTACCAAGGAGTTACAGGTGGTATTAATAAAGTAGAGATTATAGATAAGATAGGTGCATCACATGCGCTTTCTGAAACTAAAAAACTTCTTTATGATGTATCTACTAGAACTAGATTAGGTAATGCAACTAGAGGAATATTTCCATTCGGTGAAGCATACGTAGAAATCTTTACTACTTGGAGTAGATTAATTGTAGAAAACCAAGGCAGACCTATACGTAGAGCGCAGCAGTTTGTACAGTCAGCACAAAAACCTAACCCAGTGTTTGATGATTCTGGACAAAAAGGATTCTTTTATAAAGACCCAAACACTAATGAAGAGTTGTTTGGTTATCCAGGAGAAGGATTAATACAGAAGTGGATGTTTAAAGACTTAACAGAGAATGGTGTACAAGTTAACCTACCAGTCTTTGCTGGTTCTTTAAACATAGCAGGTAACTTAATACCAGGTTTTGGTCCAACTATTACAGTGCCAGCTGCTTTTATTAATCGTAAATTTAATGTACTAAGACCAGGTAAATGGGAAGAGACACTATTGTTTGGAGACTTTGCAGCTCCTCGTACAGGAACCGCTACTGAAATAATTAGTTCATTAGTACCAGCACCATCTTGGTTAAAAAAAATAGGTACTGCTTATGGTATAGGTGGAGCAGAATCTAAACGTATGTTTTCTAATACAACCATAGATGTGTATAAAGCTTTAGTGTATGCTGGAAAAATTGATGATAGTTCTCCAGAAGGAGCTAATGAAGGTATGGAGTTAGCAGGAGACTACGCCAGGAATATATTTATTATTAGAGGTATCTCACAAGCTATGGGACCATCTGGTTCTGTAAGTCCTAAGTATGAGATATCTGATAAAACAGGACAAATATTCTTGTTTGAAACATTAGCAGAAGAGTATAGAAATATATCCAATGCTTCACCAGATAGTTCTACAGCAGTTAAAACATTCGTAGAAAGATTTGGATTTAACCCAATTACAATAGCTACCAGTAGAACAGAGACTATAAAGAAAAGACCAGTCACAGCTGATGGTGCTACATGGGAGAGAAATAACCCAGAACTTGTAGAGAAATTTGATTTAACTTACGCATTCTTAATAGATGAAACTAATTCAGAGTTTATGTATGAACAATATTGGAATCAGATTATTGGTGGAGATAGAGTTCCTAGAACTATAGAACAATGGCAACAAGCTAAGAATATTCTATTAGGTAGCGTTGAGTATGAAAACTTTGTTAAAGAGAATGGATTGTTAGTAAGAAACGATAAGGTTTCTGTACAAGCTAAAAGAAATAAGAAAGCAGAAATAGCTAGTAAGTACCCAGGTTATGGAAGAAGCATAGACTATTCACAAACAAAACCAGAGATGGATGATTTAATTGATGAATTGTACACATGGTTCGACCCACTTACCTATCAACTAGATAGTACATTAACAACTAACCGAGCAGCATTAGGTTTAGTAGAGTATGTAAAAGCTAGAGATGCAGTAATCGCACAAACAAAAAAATTAAATCCTACCTATACTGATACTTCCTTTAGAAGTTCAAACAAATTAGTACCATTTAGAAGCTTGTTAAGAAACAAGATGCAAGGTATATTGGTTAAGTACCCAGAGT